GTAGATTTCCCTCTCCCACGGAATCATCATATCCAGATCACTTAAAGAATAATGATGTTTTTCCATTAACTGGTAGTTGGACTGGTAATAATTCATTAGAGTTTCATGAGAAAGGTTTATTAAAAAAAATCTTGAATTCCTTGTAGTGTATAGTCATTCTCATGCTTGCATTTTTCACAGTTAAACTTAACAGCCTTTGATAATTTAGGTAGTTCTTCGACAAAGGTCATAATCTTTTTAAATTGATCACTATTCAAATTATCAAGAAAAATTGTTTTCTCTTCATCTGTTTCGTCATCAAACGTAATCGATTCATCTTCAGTAAGAAGTTTATCTAAACTTGCCATAGCCAAATCTAAAATAAGACCTGTTGCCGTGACCTTTTCTTCTTTTTGAAGAGATTCTAACATATGATTATATCTTGGGTATCTAAGCTTTAGTGTATATTTGTCGTTTAAAACAACATCTTCAATCTTATGTACTTCTGGTGCCGGAATCTCTTCTAGATTAACAGATACTTCGTTATCTGCTTTACACTCCTTACAGGATAGAATAATATTAGCTGATTCACCAGCAGATTTTGATCTAATTTTAGTAAAGATATATTCAACATCAAATGTTGTTAAAGAATTTGGATTAATATCTTCTTCTAAACATGATGAAATAGTATCAACCATTGCCTTGAGAATTAACTCTTGGTCTTGTGATTCCATAGCCATCAAAAGGATTTTTTGTTCTTTCACATAAAATGGTCTATAGAAAACTTCCCTTTTCATAGAGGGAATAGTTACTTTATATTTTGGTGATTCATTAATTTTAGGCAGTGCCATAGTGTAAGTGCTCCAATTATTTAATTCGCTTCCAATTTTGATATGAGAGATCAATGGAAATTTCTACTGTAGTATCGGTTGATGCATCTGCAAGATCAATTCCATTCATAGTGACTGGAAATGCATTTTCAAGTTCAACGCCATATATGGCATTTGCGGTTGTCGATAGTTCAATATCGACATTAAAATCAAGGCCAAAAAGACTAAAGTTACGATCAAAAACTTGAAAACTTTGGCCTTTTTTTAACTGATATATGTTCACGTTATACTTATATCTATCAGCATATGAAATCTGTTGTGTTCTTTGGTCAATAATAAGATTCTGCCAAAGGTCAAAATACTCTTTCGTTTTGTAATCATTTAAAACATGGAAGGATAATCCTATATCACCTACGGCGTATCCATATCCGATCTTTTGCTGCATGATACCAATTTGGCGGTCATGTGTAAGAATTTGTCTACCAGGAAGTCTTGCTACCCTACAAAGTGTATTTCTTTCCCGGCCTGTCAGAGAACTTCCAGGAATAGCGGGTAGCTGAACCAAGTATTGATTAGCTAAGGCTAATCCGCCTCCTGCACTTACGAAAGATTTTAATTCTTCGATACTAGCCATTCATTATGCTCCTAGAGTCTTTCCAAACTTGGGTCTTGGACGCTTTTTGGAAGTCTGCGGTTGGTAAGAACGTTGCAATTTCCCACTCTGGGGCTTCAACCAAAGCGAGTCTTGAACGAAGATGTTTTGAGAGATAATGTTTTACACATGGTTTGAAATATTTCATCTTTGCTGCTTTTTGTAGCATTTCATATGATAATTCAAACTTAGTAGTCTCATCGTATCTTTTATTATTTGTGATATTCATTAGCTCATCGAGGAATTTTGCTCTTAAGGCTAATGGAAGATAATGTAAGTTTAAACCTAAGAATCCGCCCTTGGCTGGACCTATCACGATTACAAGTGGAAAAGAGTCATAATATGGTAAGGTATCTTTATGTTTTGGATCATAGAAAAACATATACATGTTTCCTACACCATGACGGTTTCTTAACTTGATGGGTTCTTCTTTCATCAAACTATTACGGTCGACTTTGCCCATACCACCGGCTTTTTTACGAAACCAGTCACGGGACTCTTTTGTTCGCAAAGTTAGGCCCTTGCGAAATGCTTCAATTTCTAATTTATTAAATAAATTGCTCATGTATAATACCTGTTGTTCATAAGCATATTTATGTCTTTTTCTTAGGCTTTTTATATGGCTTCAACGGTTTTGTTGACTTAGGTTTAATACCCATTTCGTGTAGCGTGTCTTCTGTCCAGATTTGAAATCCCCAACCACGATCAGCTGCATAGTTTTGTGCCGCTGCCCATTTATTCATATTCTTTACATATGTCAAGCCTTCAGTGATATAGCGCTTTGTCTTTTTACCATTGAATGCCGGAGGTTTGGTTTCTTTATCTGGTTTAATTTCTACTAATACCGTTCTTCCATTTTTATATGTTATTTTTAAATCCATAAAATACCGATGATATTTTTTGTCTACCTCATACAGGTATGGTATAACAACTTCCTCGCTTGACCAGGATATTACTTCTGGTGCATCGTCACACCATTTAAAGCAATATTTTTCCCAAAGGGATCTATAAACGACTTGGGTAGGATCCCCAGAATATTTTTTAGGGTTTCTTACGGTATATTTTCCAGAATAGGCCATCATTTTCCGCATAAATAGTAATAAGAATTCCTAATATTTATAAGGTTTACAATGAGATATCCACTAAGCGATACAGAGCAATACAAAGGCAAGATCATATTCGCGCCTGTTCAGGAGAACTACATTGATGTGCCGAAAACTGCAACATCTACTGTATCAGAGGCGTCGAATGCTTTAAGCCAGTTTACCTCTGCCGCAACATCAACCGGATCCTTATCCGATACATTTGGAAGTGGAAACTCATTCACGCAAGCCCCACCTAAGAAACAAGTGAGTAGGCTAGCGCCTTCCGGGCCAGTTACACTATATCTTCCTCAAGCAATTAACGTAGCAGATCAGGTAAGTTATGGTGAGCGAATCGACTTAGGTACGATTGGTGCTGTTGGTGCCGCAGCATTAAAATCTGGCAAAAGCTTGCTTGGAAGTGTATACGATGCTGGCTCAGAAACGGGCAAAAGCATGATGGACTTTATTACAAATCCATCAGGAATGCGAAGTGAGCTGGCATCACTGGCTGCAGTCAGACTTGCTCCAGGTGGGGTTGCTTCTGGCGCAGCAAAATCTGTATTAGGTGTAACTGTTAATCCGAATACAAAAGCGCTGTTCCGCGGCGTTGAGCTAAGAACATTTACATTTACATTTAAAATGATTGCATCTTCAGAGGCAGAGGCACAGTCAATTGAAGATATTGTTAAAGCATTCAGAACAGAGCTATATCCCGAAACAATTAATGCAGATCCAGAATTTTTTAATGTGCCTATTGGTTATCACTTCCCGAATAAGTATAGAATTACAATGATGTATAATGGTGAAGTTCTTCCTATTAGATTTTTGGATTCAAACCTTCTCTCAGTTCAAACAACCTATAACCCATCAAGTATGGGCTGGCACTATAATGGTAAACCTTCAGAAGTTGATTTGACCTTAGCATTCGGCGAACCAAGAACACTATCGAAACAAGATATCGCGGATGGTTACTAATGTATTTCAGCAATTTTACAAAAACACCATATAAATTTGGTGACGAGACATACAGCACTCAATTTCAGAATATTCTTACGTATGTTGATATTATTGATGATATCAAAGACAACCTAGATTTCTATGAGATTTACACTATTCAGAATGAGAGACCGGATCAGCTTTCATATAAATTGTATAATACCGCAGAATTTTATTGGACATTCTTTTTAATGAATGACCACATCAGACGTCAAGGCTGGCCAATGGTTGGTCAACAGATTGAAGCAAGAGCAAAAGAGGTTTTTTCTGGTACCACTATTACGACAAAAGATCCACTCCAAAATGTTTTTGCGCTTGGTGAAACTGTGATTGGTGTTACAAGTGCTGTAACAGGAATAGTATCACGAAGAAACGCAGACTTAGGTCAAGTTATCGTTAGGGGGACAAAGGCATTTAGAACGGGTGAACTTCTAGAAGATCAGAATGGTAATCGTATTTTAATTCATTCTGTTTCAGAGGAATACAACTCAGCGAAAATGTATGTCGATGGTGACAGACTTTATGCTGATATTGATCCGTCAGTTGGGCCTGGTGCGTTAATCACTGAAATAACATACATGGACTTTTATAAAGAAGAAAATGACAAACTAAAAGAAATTCGAGTAATCAAGCCGACGGCAATTAATTCTGTTGTGTCTGCATTTAAAGAAGCGGTGCGTAACGCATAATGTCTGAAGATAGATTAATCATAGAAAAAGCAATTATTAGCGATCCTGAAAAATTGCTAGTATTCGAGATTGAAAATATCATTACTGATATTGAAATTTTTGAACATATAGACAAACCGTATTTAACCGGGCTTGTTAGCTTTCTCGACACTGCAGGAATATATGATAAGATTAAGTTTAGAGGTGTTGAATCCTTCTATCTTGCATTAAGATACCCAGAAGACGAAACAGCAACAGTCAACAGGAACTTTATCATTAGTGGTATCGTCGATGCTGCAAAGAACAATGATAAAAGTGAATTAATTACATTTCAGATGGTTGAAGAAAGCGCTTTCATATCAACATTCCTGAATGTAAATAAAGCATATGAAGGATCTGGTCGTGAGATTATCGAAAAGATTTTCCTCGATCACTTTGATGAATATTCTCTGAGCGACGCAGATGAAACTGAGCAAGAAGCAACGCTTAAAGTTGTGGTTCCAAATATGACTCCAATGGAAGCTTGCAATTGGATTAAAGATAGAACGACTGACTTTTTTGGTTCGCCCTTTTACTTATTTTCTACCCTTGGTAACTATAACAAAGTTCATTTTCTTTCCTTATCAAAAATGCTTAATCAATCTGGTGGTAATACAGAATACGTTTACAGCCAAAATGCAACAGGCACTCAGAATAGAGAAGCTAAAAAATATATCATTCAAAACTATCAGACACAAGCAGCGCCGAATATTAGTAAGATCATTTCAAAAGGTCTCGTAGGCGCAGAGTATAGTTTCTGGGATACTACAAATGCTAATCCCAAACCGATGATATATGATGTTATTAATCAGTTTGCTCTTACATCTAATCTAGAGCCCGAGTCATTTGTTTTTAATACAAACTATGCATATAAAAATCAGAAGTTAAATAGGATCAAATCCAGAAAAATATATAATATTGCATCATCATATTCATATAAAAACCATCAGTCTTTTCGAGAGCCTGGTTCTTGGAATAATAACGTGAATGCAAGAGCATTGCGTCACATTATCACAAGTAATGCTATAGATATATCTGTACCTGGAAGAAATTTTCTTGTTGCAGATTCAAATAAAACTCTAGGCAATATTATTAGATTGAGATTTTTGAATAACGATATTGGCGATGATGGAACAGATATAAGTCAATCGACTGACCAAATGAAGTCAGGCAAGCATCTGATTTATGCAGCAAGGCATATTATCAGAAAAGAGAGATATGATGTTACATTTAGTTGCGTTAAGTTAGAGAACACAAAATGAGTTTAAAAACGGTAAATGACGGATATTACGGCGATGAAACTCGTTGGTTTGTTGGGGTTGTACAAAGCACTAATGATCCACTCACACAAGGGCGAGTAAGGGTCAGAATTTTTGGTGTTCACTCTGCAAATATAAAAGACATTCCAGATGAGGCCTTACCTTGGGCACAAGTGGTTGCACCTATAACACATGGAGGAACTTCAGGTCTTAATGGAACTCCAGTCGGCATCAAACAATATGCTCAAGTATTTGGTATATTTCTTGATGGTAAACATTCTCAGCTTCCTCTCGTACTGGGATCTATTCCAAAGGTGGAAGGCCCCAATCCTTCAGTGTCGGGTGGACGTGGGCTTAATAATCCTGTTCCTGGTATGGTACAACCAGTGTCAAATGGTAAAGTACATTACAGCGGAACAAGGCCCGCGACTCAATATAACTTTGAGGGAGGATCAAATGTTGAAAAAGTTTATAACCTATTAGAAGAAGCTTTTAGAACAGATTTTAAATATTCAAACTCAAAGGAACTTGCTGCAGGATTTGTTGGCAACTTTATGACAGAATCTGGTCCTAAAATAAATCCTATGGCATATAATAAAAAGGGTGGCGGTACAGGTGCTCATGGTATTGCACAATGGCGCAGGGAAAGATATGACAATCTTTTGGCTTTTGCCGCGGCTGAAAGGGCAGAACTTTTTACAGACGAGGGAGGATATAAAATGCCTGATCTTAGAATGCAGGCAGCATTTGTCGTTCACGAACTAAAAAGCGATGTAGGGGGGCTCAGATTATCTAAATGGGGGCCCGAGGCAACAACGGCGAGACACGCGGCAGATAGGGTTGAAGCTTACTATGAAGTTAGTGAATTCTCGGTTGCAATGTGGAAAGGCGATCAGAGGTGGCAAAAGGCGCCGTTTTCTGTTAGGGTAAATAGTGGTCGCGATGATGTTGGCCACTATGGAAGAAGACTAGCATATGCAGCTGATGCTTTTAATTCATTTGCACACAAAGTATCATCTGCTCCTGTTTCGCCACCATCAAATGCACAATAAGGTTAAATAATGTCAACATTCTTTAAAGGTCAACTAAAGAGTCAGTTAGGCGGTATCAAAGCGCAAATCAATACACCAGATATCCTTTCTGGTTTAGATGAAGCTCAGCGTGGATTTGCGTCTCTTAATACAAGTGTTGTTGGTAGTGTTGTTGGTCAAGTCAATAATGGCGTCAAGTCGTTAAGCTCAATCACTGGGGATTTTCCTATTGCTGATGTTTCGACTAAGCTTAAGATCGAACTCAAGAACGCTACGACTGTTCCACAAAATCTGCAAAGTGCAATGGGCAATCTTCAAAATGCTCCGGCAGAGTTAACAGAAAGTTTGTCTGGAGTTGGGGATAAAGTCAAAAAAGAACTTAGCAGCTCTGAAAACGATATCGCAAATTCATTGACAGGAACTACTGTGGCACCTACATTTAATAACATATGCGTTGCATTACCAACAGCGGCAGGAATTGCAGCTGGTATGGCAGCATTGTCTCCCGAAATTACGTCTAACGATATAAAAGGAACTATTGAATCGGCGGTGAGTGATTTTAATCCAGCACTCAAAGCAGAGTTACCGCAGATTGACGATTTCTTGTCAGGATCAATTAATCTTAAAATCGATGCTGATTTATCAAAACTTACTGATGGTATTACATCTGGTATTGGTAACGTTCTCGGTAGTATTACTGGTTTGCCTATACTTGACACACTTCACAAAATGAATAACTCAGTATCACAGATTTCAACAGGATTTAATCTGCCGGCGAATTCATTTTCTAAAAATGTAGCTGCAGACGTTCTCACAGCATTTTCTAATAATGATTTCACTGGTGCTTTTGACGCAATAAAGGATCAAGCGATAGGATTAACTTTTAGTGAAATCGAAGATAAACTTGGCGGATTTCAAAATGCTCTTGGCAGCGTTGCATCAATGTTGAATTCGTCGCCAACGGCTAACGGCGCAATCGTATCTACAAATCCAATTTCAACAATGGGTAATACGACAGTGCCGGAAACAACAATCAACAGCCTTGAAGAGTTTACTGTTGAACTCGCAAGTAACTCACGTGCTGTTGATAAAGTTGTATTTTACTGGACGGCCGCGACGCTGAATCCTGATTATAGACTTAAGGATAGATTAGATTACAAAGAAGGTCTTGGTTATCCGCGTGACCCAGAATGGCACTATTATATTTGGGGTGATGGAACTATCGAACGTGGTATTCCTATCGGTAAACCTGGACCAGATCCTGACATAACGTCACCCAATAGTATTGATATTATCGTTGCTGGTGGTTCATTCGACGATGGTGTAACATATACACAAGATGCCGTCACACCTCAAACAAAAGAATCAACAAAGAGACTTATCGCAACGATATATAACGTATATCCTGGAATAAAAATGATTAATGCAGCTGAATATCCTGATTATGAGGGATGGGAAGAAGCCAATCTGCTCGCACCTGGTTTTGATCTTGATACATTCATTGAAAACAAATTGGGTAAAAGTAACGTTAAACAACCTGTAATACAAAAACCCGCAACTAATAAAGACCTTGGTCTACCTACTGGCGGAGGCGTTAAATATGGTAATAAAAATGCAGGAAATCCACGGCCTTTAAATATTCAACCCCAACTAATGGCAATACTCGAAGGTGCTCATAGAGCAACTGGATTTACGATGGTTATTACAAGTGGTGGACAGTTGCCTGGACAGGGAACAGGTTCTGTTAGACATAATTATGGTTGGGCTGCAGATTTACGAGTTTTTGATGCAAACGGCAACAGAGTAAACTTTGGGGTTAATAATCCCCCACCGGACGTTTTAAACTTTGCTAGATATTTGGCAAGCCAAGGTATTACTGGAATGGGCGCTGGTCCTACATATATGGGGGGAAATCTACACGTTGATATGGCGTGGGGAAGAAATCCGGGAACAAGCT